TGTCTGCATCTCCGCGGGCACTTCGCCGGCCTCCACCAACGCGGCGCGCAGGTCGGTTAGGCACGTGGCGAGGTCGCGGATCTCAAGACCGGCGGCCTTTCGGCGCAGGCGCAGATAGCCCTCGGGCGTGAGTGGCTGCGCGTCGGGGAGGCGGGGAAGGAACCGCTTGCGCGGCGGCGTGGCGAAAGCGTGACGGTGCAGCATGGGGCATCCTTTCGAGAACAGGGCAAAGCGGGGGCGATGCCGGCAGCGGGGTGCAAAGCCGGGTGAACAGGGCAGTCGGGAAGAAGCGGGTGTGCGGCGGGTGCCGCGGCGGATCAGCCGCTCATGGGATCGGGCGCCTGGGCGACGTCCGGACCAGCGTCGTTCGCTGGGTCGCGAGTGTCGTCATTGGCGGGGACGGGCAGGCGCTTCGGCCCCAGGTTGCGGTTGCCGAAGGGCAGGTGGATGGTGGCGTTGGGCATCGCGCTGGGCACGATGGTGCGAACCGCCTCCAGCTGGGCGACGAAAGTGTGGCCGCAGCGATGGTTGGTGCAGGCATAGTCCAGCTCGCGGACCAGTGACGTGACCTGTGCGCTGCTGCGCACGATCGCGCGCGATCGGCAGTGTGGGCAGTCAAAAGAAGGCTGGCGCGGACGCGCGGTGCGACTCATTGGTGGGAACCCCCGGCTTTCCCGACCGGCCCCGCGCCGGTCTTTAGGAAACTGAACAGCCGGCGCTTGATGGCTGCGACCGCGCTCTCTGCCTCGTCGGCTTCGAGCAATGCGCGCTGCACATCGTTGGGGCTGTGACCGGCCTGGCAGACCGACAAACTGGCGGCGATCAGGTCGCCGCATTCGCGGGCGGCGGTGGCCACCTCGCTGGAGAGGGCGCGAGCGCATGCGGTGCGATCCTCGACCGTGATCCTAAGCTGCGCTGCGTAAGCATTGAACAGAGGCGCGTTCTCCCCGCCGGTGGCGAGGTACGCGGCGTCGAGGGCGATTGCCTGGACGAAGCTGGGACACGACGTTGTCGCCTCGTTCGTCCAGTCGCGGATGCAAGCGACCGAGCGGCCGGCAACCATCGCCGCCGCCGGATAGCCGATACGGCCGGCTATTCGCAGCACGGCGTCTGCGGCCGTGTCGGGGATGCGAGGCAACGTCACGCCCGGTTCCGATCGAAAGTGACGGTCGCATTCGATGCGACTGCGCAAGCATCGGCCGCTACTCCAACCGGACGAGGAAGATCAGATGCGGGGTAGATGTCGGGACGGAGTAGATGCTTGGACACGCCCGTCGCCCGCTCCACGGTGAGAACATGCTCCGCCGGGAGGCGCTTTCCCGACTGAAGCCACTTCCAGACTGCCGTCTGAGATACGCCGCACAGCCGAGCGAAAGCCGATTGGGATCCGCAGCGGGTCACCGCGTCTGCAAGCGCCTCCGAGGGGGTAGTGTCATCCACCATGGTGCGTGAGCTACAACCATGGTTGGTGACGGTCAAGTCGCAAAGTGGACGTGCGATCTATTACCAAAGGTGTAGCTAAAGGCAGTGTTCAATGCCGACCGCTTTCGAACCCTGCTCGCTGCACGGGGAATCAGCCAATCTGAGTTGGCGCGCCGCGTCGGCGTTTCGCAGTCGGCCATCCACAAGCTCGCGTCCGGCAACGCCTACGGCTCATCGCATCTCCACAAGATCGCTCGCGAACTAGGCACTTCAGCCGCGTATCTCACGGGGGAGACCGACGACTCTTCGGAGGGTGCCGTGCCGTTGCCCAGCCGCGAGCAGCTTCTTGCTGAACTCGGCCTCGTCGAGGTGGCAGAGATCGACCTAGCATACGGTTTGGGCGGCGCATTCGACGGCGCGGTCGAGGTCCGGAACAGTGTGTTCGCGCGGGACTGGCTGCAACGCATCACGCGCACCCCAGCGTCGGAACTCCACATCGCACGGGGCAGGGGCGACTCCATGGCGCCAACTCTGAATGACGGCGACCTAGTCATCATCGACCGATCGCAACGCTCCGTGTTCGAGCAGGACGCGATCTGGGCGCTATCGATCGGCGAAATCCTCATGATCAAGCGCCTCCGCGTGCGCGGAGAGCAGGTCACCCTGCTTTCAGATAATGATCGGGTGCCAGCGGACACGGCACACCCCGACGAGGTGAACATTGTCGGACGCGTCATTTTCATTGGGCGGCAAGTTTAAGCCGGTATCGGGTTCTGAACAGGGAGGCGGCATTGCGAAAGCTTTTGGCGTTGTTGTGCGCCAGCATGGCGGCGGTCACCGGGTGTTCGGATCAGCAGGAGACGTCGAGCAACATAACGGCGGTCATTCGCGATCCTGGAATGCCGGCGGCTCGGTCGGGGGCGAAGGGCGAGATCACCAACTTTTATAGCGGCAACGGATTCGTGAACATCGATGTCGTGGTTAAGCCTGCGGACGCGCGCTTGACGGTTGTTCCCGCGGTTGCGGAGGCGCTCGCCGGCCTGAAGGCCAAAGTAGACGCCAACGAACTCGTGCCGACTACCGGGGAAAAGCAGGTCACCGCCATGGTGACGATGATCGATGCGGACGGGAAACGGCACGACTTTGGAAACATCATGCTGCCGCTGGTGCCCCTGATGACTGCTCCGAAAGAACAGGGAGCGGGCCTACTGAACGTCGCGACCAAGCTTGAGGCCGGGACGGGCCCTGGCTTCGATGCGGCTTCTGCTTGGTGCGCCGTTCCCTCGCAGCGGCAACAGGCCGCGCGCTTCTGCCGGCTCGTGGATGGTGCTGCCTGACAAGCCCGTAGCCTTACTAACGGATGGCCGGGACGGTGGTTAGCGGCTGGCCGCTTTGAAGTGCCAAGCCGGCGTGAGGGCCGGCAGCTATGTGCCCAAGTACCGTGTGAGCTGCTGGCGGCCCCGAAAACACCCTATACGGATGACCGCGGAACCGGCAGCAGTTCGCAAACGGTTTGCCTAAAAGCGCGAACCATCGCGTATTTCGAACGCAACGGTCGCCACGGGCACATCGAACGAGGCACCCCAAACCCTTAGCCTTAGGAGATGTTGCGACATCATGGTGGTTGACCTAGACATCATCGTCGAGACGATTCCCAACAAGGACGCCTAAGTGAGTAAGGCTAAAACGCGACCGAAGAAATCAGGTGCATCGTCGGCCTTTTCGAAGTTTAGAAGTCAGGTCACGCGCTGCGGTAACATCCAAGTGGGACTTGCAGAATTCAAGTTTAGCGAAGACACTGATCTATTTCGCTTCGCGCTTCCAGAAGCGCTGCGTAGCAAGGTGTATCGAAAGCTCCTCTGGCCATGTGAGAAGCCTGGCGACCTTCGGGAACTTTGGGGCAAGGGCGTCTCGGCCGTCACGTCGCTCGCTTCCGAGTTGGAGTGGGCCGCTCAAATTCTCCTTGGGCAAGCAGATAGGCTCAATAAGTTCATACCTCTTCGCGATCGAGCCGAGCAGCTTTACTTGAATTCCGAAGTGGATGAGCTCCTTCTACAGCTTGACCATATCGAACACGAGTTCGGGATGTCGCTCTGGCTTGTAGAGTCTCGAATCAATGCCATACAACTCAAGAGTGGGTTTAAGTCTCAACGGGAATACGTTCGCGAGCTTCTCAGCAACAAAAGTGTAAATCCATTTATCGGCTTCGTGATATCTTGGCTTAGTTTTCGTACTGAAGAAAACCTTTCCGCACAAGAGTTTGAGAAGTTGGTCGACAAGACCGGCCTTAAGGGAAGTGAACTCGAGGGGTTGATTAAAATCACTCTCGGAATCGGAAGGGACTTAACAGCGCGGGAAGCGGCTCAAGCAATCGCTTACACAGACGCTCTGGCGCCGATCGACCGCTATATCTTCTATATCACGATTTGTCAGTCATATGTCGCGTCTGGAGAGAGGGACGGCGACACAAACCTTCTATCAAGTCTAGGCAATCTAGGTAAGAAGATACGCGACCGACAGTTGGAACGGCTAGTTTCAGCTTTAGGTGGTGAGGCTAACGCTGATCCATCACCCTTGATACCTATGCTTGACGCCTACGTCGCAGGCGATCGACCTCAAGCACTGCGACTCGCCGTGCATCTAGGTGTCCAAACGTCTTCAGTCGAGGCGCTAGTGATGGCTGTGCGAATAGAAGCCCTCGAGAACCGGAAACTCGTCCTACATGGGGTGGCAGAGGATTCCTTGATAGCCAAGATCGCCGCGGACCTCGCGGAGGTGACAATGGCTGGTTCTAACGCAAGCGATGCCGAGGCCCGGTTGGCCAAACTGCGGACGACCAATCCACGCAGCTCATGGTCCTCCTCTCTCGACCTCTTCATACAGCGACAGCGCAGCGACGAACGGATCAACACTCCCACGCCAGCGCAGGTTCTTGCGGCCCTCCGTACTACGGAAAATAACCCGTACCTCGCGTTCTCGCTTCCTGAGAGGATGGCACCTAAGTACCTCGATCAAGCGTTTCGTCAGCAGCGTAACGCTCCCTCAGTCGGCAGCACTAGCAGTTTTCTGAACGGCGCCTTCGTTATCTTAGATAATGTGGAACGTTCCGCACGCGACTGCCGGATGAACGCGCTCGCTCTTGTGCGTCAAGGCGATTGCAAACGTGCCATTGCCGAAATCGCGCGGCTTTCACCGGATCGGTCCTCCCCACTGGACTGGCTTGAAGGCCAGATCCTTTTAGCTGAAGCGCTGCTGCGCGAGGGATCGCTAGAAGAAGCGTGCGAAGTATGCGTGGGTCTCATCCTGCAGTCTCACTATCTCGCTCGTCGCTTGCCGTTGCGCCGCTTGATCGAAGCGCTCGCAAACTGGGACCAGTCTGCCCCAAGGAAGCTGCGGGTCCTGGGAAGACTGCCAATCGTGATTTTGGTTCATATTTTCAGCGTTATGTTTCCCAATGAAAGAGAAGAGCTTCTCGTTGATGCCTTTATTGACTTTCTAGATCGGGACGGCCTCGAACTCCCATCCCAGATATCACCAGACAGAACGGTTTCCACGTCATCACTGATATACTTCTTTCGGCACGTCTGCGTACCCGATGCTCTGGATCAGTGTTTTTCTCTTAGATCGACCCGCGCAGTGGAAGATGAACGGGTGAAAATTATCGTGCGGTGCGCTGACCTGTATGCGGAAGAAAAAAAGGTCGTTCCGACAGAGCTTCAGGACGAACTGCAACGGATAAAGACTCGACAGGTAATACGTGACACGAGCCTTAAGTTGGATCAAAGCAAAATATACGTTGATGTAGACGGAATCCAGGTTTTCATCGGAAACACCATGCGTGATAGCTGGAACCTTTATAGGCTTCTTGGAATGCAGAAGGAAGCCGCGGGCCAGTTCGATGACCTGGCGAAGGCCCTAGAGGCTACTCATGGGCGAAAGATCGCTATTCTGTCGATGGAGATGCCCGCTACTGAACGGAATATTCTATTCAGGCGTATGTTTCGGGAAACTCGCGACCAGTTTGCATCCAGCAAAGTCTTTGGGCTTGATGCGAACCTCAGCGCGAACGTTCGACATGGCTACATCCTTCGGGAACTTCGCGGCCCGTTCGTTAATGCATCTCTCGTCACCAATCTGGTCAGCGAGGAAAGCGGCTATCGAGCGAATAAATACTGGGCGGATCGTCTTCAGGGTCAGGGGATGGACTATGATGAGGAGGTGCAACGCATCCTTGCACGGTTCTCCGCGAGCATCGATGCAGAGATTGAGCGGCTGACCCGTCGCAAAATAAAGGTCCGGACCGACAGTAGCCCAGATGGACTATTCGACTTTTCTATCAGCGAGATCGATTTACAATTTCTGCAGAAAAGGGTTGATGACGCCGATACTTATGAAGAATACCAGCAGACCGTATTTGACGTTTTATGGGCCATGACCCAGCTCGGCTTAAACCGGGTCAAGGCATGCCTTCACGAGGAAACGCTTGCGAACTTCAACAATGCCCTTGGAACCCTACAAGCCGAAGCGGATAAAAGTCTCAAAGAAGACGATTCCGCAAGCCTGAGGCAGGCGATTAGCCTCGTTAGGCCGGAAGTCTTGGCTGCGGTTGAGCGAGTCTCTAGCTGGTTCAATCTATCCAAAGCTCATGAGTATCAAGACTATCCTATTCAGATTGCATTTGATGTAGGTCTGGCGACGGTCACATCGTATTTTTCGAACCTAGAGATCCTGGCCTCTCTCAAGGGGGGCGATGGGCTAATGATGGCAGGATGGACTTTGCCATCAATTGCTCGTTTATTCCTTCTCTTGATGGAAAACGCGGCGCTGCATTCAGGAATTGCCGAAGGAGAATTGACGATTGAGGTCGCCGTCAATGCGACGCCGGACCTCGTGGAGTTAACCGTGATTAATGCTCTGTCAGACGGAACAGGCGGTCCCGATCTGAGAACTGTCGTGGACCGCCTGAATTTGGACTTCGGCAGTGAAGCGGCTCAGGATTATGTCGGGACTGAGAGGGGATCAGGATACGCTAAACTCTGGAAGATCCTCAGGCATGACCTTCGGCGATCCTACGACATTGAGGTGCGCTTAACGGAAAGGAACGAGTTTCGCGTTGACATCATGTTCAACAGGGAGGGGGTCGCGCGATGAGGGTCCTGATAATTGAAGATGATGAGGAAAAGATTGGGGATCTAATCGATTGGGTAAGATCATCCTACGACTCTCCAACTGTGCTGCAATCTAGGTCGTTGCACACTGGTAAGTCGGCCGCCTTAGACGATTCGGTCGATCTCATCCTTTTGGATATGACCATGAGGAACTATGAACGGTCGCTTGAGGAAGAGGGCGGGCGGCCACATTTTTTCGCTGGCCGAGAAATCCTTCGCAGAATGTCGCGTGAACGAGTCGCTACCCCCGTTATAGTCGTGACGCAATTCGACCGGTTTGGTGACGAGGACGACTTCAGAACGTTGGCTGAACTAAAGAACGAGTTATCGAACCGATTCTCCAATTACATTGGAACTGTCCACTACCGTGCTAACGTTGACGATTGGCGGTCGTCGCTCAACAGGATGGTAGATGGCCTTTTTCTAAGAAGAAGAGATTAAGAATGATTCGGGTCTTAATTGTTGAGGATGATCTCTCGAAGTTCGGCGCTCTGAAGGCTGCCGTACTAGACGCCGGGGTAGACGAGGGGCATGTGGAACATGCGTATAACACCGCCGACGCTATCGGCTTGTGTCGGAGGTATCAATTCGACCTTCTTCTGCTCGACGTAAACATTCCGAAGAAGTTTGATGGCGACTCGGTTCGGGGTGAAGGTATATCCTTGCTCCACCGGTTGCAGAGGGATGTGAGCTCGAACAAGCCCAAGCACATAGTTGGCGTAACAGCATATGCAGACGTCGTGGCTGAATTTGGCTCCGAGTTTGCTGATCGGCTATGGACTCTCGTCCACTACTCTGAGGGCGGTGATCGATGGATTGGGCAAGTCAAGGCGAAGGTCGACTACGTGGCAGCGCTGAAGAAGTCCGAGAACTTCACGGATGGGGCGACCTACGGCGTCGACGTCGCTGTGATTTGCGCGTTACCTGACGTGGAATGGCGAGCTATCAAAGCGCTTTCGTGTGGGTGGCAGCCGTTACGGGTTCCGCATGATCAAACTCGTTACATTTCTGGATCGATCGAAACCGCCGATCGGAGCATATCTATCATTTCAGCGGCTGCACCGCGCATGGGCATGCCGAGTTCGGCAGTGCTAGCTTCAAAGATAATAGCGACGTTCCGGCCCCGAATCATCGCTATGACTGGCATATGTGCCGGCCGCGTAGGCAAGTCCGAGCTTGGCGATGTGATCATCGCTGATCCCGCGTTCGACTGGGGAAGCGGAAAGATTGACACTCATAATGGAGAGCCGCGCTTTCGGCCGTCGCCACATCAGCTCGATTTGGACGTCGACGTCGCCGAATCGCTGAGGGAGTTGTTCGGTGATGCCGGTCTGCGGGCCAAGATACGTGAACGATGCCCCTCAGCGCCTGGTAGGGGAGACCTGCAGGTTCATATCGCACCAATGGCATCAGGCGCATCGGTGGTCGCTAACTCTTCAACGTTTGAAGGTCTGCTCGATAAAAACCGCGACGTGATGGCCTTGGAGATGGAGGCGTATAGCGTCTTCTCGGCCGCAACGGGCTGTTCGAAGCCACGGCCCATGCCGCTGGTCATGAAAGCAGTGTGTGACTTTGCTGATGAGAATAAGAAAGACGATGCCCAGGCATTTGCGGCTTCCGCAAGTGCGGCGTGCTTTTACGAGGCGATAAAGTGTATATTCTCTTTAGGCCACGTGGGTTTAGCCTGATCAGATGATTGCATAAGCTCTACACTGAGGTCATATTACGAATGGCCGCCTGTGGGCGTTGGCTGTCGTCCCCGTTTATTGGGCGCGAACTAAGCCGTCTCGAGCCTTACCTGGGTAGTGTAACCTCGATCCCCCAGCGCGTGCGAAACCTCGGCAACAATCCAGCGCTGGGCGTCAATCGCGGGCTTGAACCCGGCAGCGGTGACTGACTGTTCCGGTTTGATGTCGGCACGCCCGAGCGCAAGATTTAGCGCCAGCGTGCGCGGTTGGCGGGCGGCCCGGCTGTTCTCGGCCTTTGCCGCCGCCGCGGCGTCTGCTTCGGTGGCATAGGTGCGGGACAGCTTGCGGGCACCGTCCGTCTTGCCGACCGTCACCGTCTTTTTCTTCGCCGCGCCGCGATCATGCCAGCTGGCGGTAACACCGGTCACCTCCTCCTGCTTCTGCACCTGATAGTCGTGACGATCGCCGTCGCGGCGGTGGATGGTCAGCGCCGGCAGGTTCACGCCTGAGATAGTCGCCGCCTTGCCGAGCGGCGCTAGCACCAGGTTGCCGCGCTTGATGGTCGCTGCGGCATCGTGATCGCGGCCAAGGCGGCGCAGGAAGGCGAGATCGCTCTCCCGGCTCTGTGCCTTCGTGGTCACCGCGATCGACGCCAGCGCGGGCGCACAGCGAGGCGTCAGCCCATGCGCACGGGCGACGTCGGCGACGATCGCGCCCAGCGTCGTCCCGCGCCAGCTGCGCTCGCGGCGGACGCGCATGGCGCCGGTGAAGTCGGCAGCGCGGGCGCGGACGGTGATCACGTCGGGCGGGCCGGTGTGGGACACCTCGTCGACAATGAAGGTGCCCTTGTCGACCAGACCGACCGTCACGTCGCTGCCCTGACGCCAGCCCAGCTGCACGCGGATCCTAGCGCCGGTACGCGGCAGGTTGAAGGCACCGTCGCTGTCGTCGAGCACCAGGTCGAGCTGGTCGGACTCGTTGCCGCGCTTGTCGGTGATGCCGAGGGAGATCAGGCGGGGACGGTTGCCGTTGCCGGGAACGCGGTCGCGCAGCCGGGGCGTGACGTCGAAGCCGTCAATCTCCACGCGATAATCGGGGATGTTCGCGATCACGCTGGCTGCTCGCTGTCGACGCGCAGGAGCTCGATCTGGAAGTCGATCGAGCGCGGGGTGCCGTCCGGGAACAGCGCCTTGTGGCGTTCGTCCAGCGTCTGAATGACGAAGGCGCCGAAGATCATGCCCGCGCCGTCGACCAGCGGCCAGGCGTCGCCGGTGTCCGCCATGGTACGCAACTGATCGAGCGAGGCGCGGCCGTCCGTCAGCTCGGCATAGGCCGTGCCGCCGATCGAGATCGTTTCCTCGCCGGGACCGACGAATTGCGTCGCGTCACGCTGGCCGATGCGCTGCGACGTCGCATGACGCCAGGCGGTGCGGCGCGATAGATCCTCGTGCGCGAGGGTGTCGAGCGAGAAGGGGAACATCCCCAGCGACATCAGCATCAGACGTTCCAATCCGCATCGTCGGCGAAGGCCGAATAGCTGTCAGCGCGGCGGGCGGCATCCACGCGCGCAAGCGCCTGCTCGACGGCGGCGGCGATGTCCTGCGCGTCGCGGTTCGCGCCGTTGATGTGGATCGTGACAGTCATCGGCGCCGCCGCGGCACGGGCCGTCGCTGGCGCGCTGCCGGGGCCAGGCGCAACGCCGGCAACCGCCAGCGCCGGCGTCGCGGCGGTGACCGCCAGCGCCTTCGTGAGGTCACGCGACAGGCGCGTCATACGTCCGACCGGCGCGTCGGCATCGTTGTCGATGCCGTTGTGCAGCCCGGCCATGAGGTGGCCGCCGTAGGCCATGAACACGCGCGACGGCGACTTGATGCCCATCGCGCGCGCGAACGCGCCGCCGATCGTGGTGGCGACGTTGGTGATCAGCTTTAGCACCCATCCGACACCGGAAAGGATTCCGCGACCCAGCCCCTGGATCAGGTGCAGGCCCATCTGCGAAAACCGCAGGTAGAGCCCGCCCATGAAGCCGAGGATGTTCAGCAGCGGCTGCACGACGG